ATACCGGCATTCGCATAGCCCTAGCCCTTGTGATTGTGGGCGATATCGGGCACATGGTGTATAACCGCCTAACCCTCTAGGGCAGGGCAACCCCCTAACCCGTCAACGCATAGCAGCAGCAGCAGCGCACGGGTTAGGGCTTACCCCCATACCCCATAGGGGGGGGGGCGATCACAGGCGGGTTAGGGTTTTTACCCATGGCCCGCGATTTTGGGTTTTTTGCTATGACGAGTTTTACAGAAACCTCTGTTATACAAACATAGACTCCAGAAAACTTATGACCCATCTGACCGACTCAGGGGGTGTACCCGTGTTCTATCCAGTTTTCCTGGAGGTACCATTCGGGGTTTAGAGGAATAAATTCCTCAGCCGTATGACGATTTTTGCACAGACCGTAAACTAGAGGTTTCCAACCTCCAAAAGCGCACCCCTATGGATATAAACACTCAATATCTCGATGAGGGACCTCTGGACGACGGTAGTGAACGGTGGGCCTCTATAGACGAAATGTATGCAGTTTCTGACCATGGGCGCGTATGGGCAGCGTATGTGCCTCAGAACCAAACCTGGGACGGCATGGAACTGATGGTTCTCAATGGACGACCGGGAATTCTGAAGAAATTTTTCCTAGATCGCTACGGCTACCAGCAAGTAATGCTGCGTGAGCGTAAGATGTTAGTCCACCGACTAGTAGCCCTATCCTTCATAGCGAATCCAATGTCCTACCCTATGGTACTCCACCAGGATGGGAACCCAACTCACAACTGGTTCCGTAATCTACGTTGGGGAAACGCCCGTATGAACACAAGGGACGCACAGACCCATGGAACCTACAGAAACGGGACTGGCCGCATTCCAAAGCAGGATCTGTACAGTGTAGACCTACTGTATGAAATGGTAGACAGAGGACTTCCTAATAAGAAGATTGCTCGTATGTTCGGCATAGCTCCATCCACCGTTCGCTACCGAGTTAAGAACCGCCCTCAATAGGGGTGTACCTCCTTAGAACTCATTCCTGAGTCTGGTACCATTCGCCCTATAGACCCGGATTTGCAAGCAAATCCTAAGACCTATTAGAACGGACTCTAACGCTCGGTTTTATGGCCCGCTTTACGCCGTAAAGCTAGCGCCCCCTGTACAAAACCCCACAAACAAGGGTAGTATGGCAAGCCCTAACCAAAACAGCGCCCGCATAAGCCCATGGCAGACCAAGATTTGCAGACAAATCCTAACCGTTCCCAACAGATGAAGCAACTGGAGTCGTTCTTCAACCGACCCGACCTGGACCCAGCAGACCGGGCTTACGCTCTACGCATTGTTCGTCAGATTGAAGAACAGTCCTATCCTGTTCCGGTCACTGCCCGTATCCTGAGCGAGCACCCTCTCCAGGCTCTACTTAGCTGGATCTTCACGTGGGGGCGGGTACGTGTATGGATCCGTAATCAAACGGTAGTCGTGACCACTATACGCAACGACGGTACAGAGGTGGTCCATGAGAACATTGGGATCAAAGGTGACTTCCGTATCCCTATGGCCCTGGCACTCTCACACACGGATTTGCTGGACTGAGGACCTAAACTATGCTCGATACCATAGCCGACCCCAACTGGTCGGTCATCAGTCATCAGGTGCAAACCAATATGGAGCACCTGCCGGAGACTGTCCGGAGACGCTTCCTAAGCGTTAACGTAGGTCTGTCGTTTTACGGCCTCCCTCCACCTCAGGTCATGAACCTGACCTCCAGCTGCGCAAATCTGATCTGGAACTATAACTCCACGGTCCGCGTCTTCACCTGGGCGACACCTGAAGGCATAGGAGCTCGGGTCAAAGACGTACTGACTGGTGAGTTTCTATATCAGGTCGGTGACGATGTGGACACTATTGTAGACTTTGTTATACGACATGCGAGCCACCCTGACCTGATTAACAACCTGAAGACTCCCCTGTAAGATGGAACTCGATAACCCCACCTGGGACCAGATCATAGAACTGGTCCAGAAGATGCCTAGTCTCAACCCTCATATACGGGACACCTTCCACATCTTTACCCAGATGGCTCAGAACTACAGAGTGCCGTCTCCGTGGCGCGTGTACTCCCCCGATCCTCGTACGCTGGAATCCAGTCCAGGGTCGAGTGCGCAACCTAAAGTCCAGATCTTCTTTCCGCAAGGCGTATACATGGCAATCCGGCCCGCTGCATTTTATGTGGGGCAGCTTGTGATCCGGCCTCGGCTGGATGTCCGCATCGAGCAGACGGGGACATGGCACGACGTGATTGTCGAACTCAAGAGGCTGATCGGTCACGCAGATGACTACACGCTAGACTACCACCTGGACATACCCTGGACTAGCAAAGATCTGGCGTCATTGATCAAGAAGTAGTCCAGAAGGTGGATCTAGGGGGTGTACCCCCCTTTCAGACTCTAGATCCTAGAGGTACCATTCGGGCTTTACCTCCTATTTTTGTTATACGGTACGGGTAATTGTTATACAGGGCAAAGCGTGGTAACATAGGCCGCAAGTAACCCCTAACCTATAAACCCGCTGCCCATGCCCCAATTTCTAAACCCCGACCTACTGACCTCCATATACGAGTTGGGAATCCACGGTCCCAGTTCCGTGTACGTTCATAACCTATGCACGGCTGGCATTCAGGTGGCTCATACCCGGCTGGGACCACCTCCTGTCATGTCCTTGAACCGCACCCTTGTCCGGCTCTGGTATCCTCAGCATAAGTTGTGTCTTGCCCTTCGGGGTCGCCACGTGTGGGCCTTTTCCAGAATGGTCCCCATTCGTCAGATTAGCAGTACGGAATACCTGTTCCGGCTCCGTGGCACTCGTGATCTGTTGAGCGCTATCGATCAACATCTGGGTCAGCGAGCCGTTCATGGGTAAGATTTGGCGCATAGCCAGCAATTGGAACTGGGACAAGATTCGCGAATACGCACAGACCATGGATCTGGAGGAGGTCTCCAGGGAACAATCTCTCTGGGTCCTAAAACAGGCGAGTTCTCTGGTCAAACCCCCGGAGCTAGTTGTAGCTACCCCCGAAATCACGGTCTTGACCTGGTATCCTAACCCTAATCAGGTACGGGATCACACCGAGATGAAGATCCATCTTGAGGACTACGCGCCCAAGGGTTCCGTGTACGAGTTTGAGCCGCACGCCGTATTTCCTGAGCTGAAACAAAGAGCAGTTGGGGCCACGGACACTCTAGCCCTCCTCGTGACCCAACTTCTTCACCCGGACTTGATTGCCAGACCTGGGAATCTGGTCTACACTGTAACAGGATGTAACGATGCCGAGAGCTAAACCCCGGGACTGGAACGACGTCAAGTTCGCGATCCACAACTACGGTATTGACGAGGACACCCGAGCGTGTGCCCTCCAGACGGTTAAAGGACTAACGGATCGAGGTGTGGCCCTGCCTTCGTGGGTTATCCTAACGGACCGGGAACCAGACGACATTAAGCGCACAGAGCCTCGTATTGCTCTGGTGTGGGAACCCTCGAAAGCGGCTTCGTACCCATTCCTGGTCGTCTACCACGACCGATGCACGGTCGGCCACTATGAGGCCGAGACCTACACGGCGGTTCTCCTGGATAACGAAGCTCGGGACACGCAGGATACTATGGTGCTGATTCGCGCCCTCGCAGCCTATCTTATCCACCCTGATGTGGTGACCACCAACGAGGAATACCAGCGATGAGCAGCATTCTCATTCGAGATCCCAAGCCATCTGACGTGCGCGTCCAACTCCTGGAATGGATACAGCCGTACCAGCCTCAGGCGGCGCACATTCTTTTGAGGGCAAGCCAACGACTTCGTGCTCATGGGGTGTCGCCTGTAATGCTTGCCCGGTATGGTGCGGATGCTCAGCGGTCGAACGTAGTGCTTCATTACCATATGAAGCCCAACCCCAACATTCCGCACGTTTTGTTCCTGCACACGGAATCCATTCGCAAGACAGTGCTCATGACAGGCTACCGGAAGATTCCGAATAACTACGAATCTATCTCCAAAGACTACGACACGTGGCCCGCGCTTGTCCAGGATGCCTACGCCCGTCTTGTTCACCCTGATATGGTGCCCATCATAGATGGCCTCTGAACTCACAATCCTAGAAGATCCGACCTGGGAACAGGTGACTGAGACTGTGTTGAGCAGGCTGACCAAGACCCAGGATCCACAGGCAATACGCAATAAGGTGCGTATCGTGCTCTTGAGACTTCAGATGGCGGGTCTCATAGACCCGCCCTCCATGGGCCGCATTGGGTCTGTCAGAGGTAGCCTCACTTGGCAACTGACCATCCCGTATTACCACCGGGTGACCTTCGTCTTTTCCAATGAATACTTCGGATGGGTTATGAACAGACCTTACTTCTGGGTCAAGGAAGGTCCCGATGCTCAGACCCCCGATCAGGTAGCAGATGACCTGATTTTTCACCTGTCCCATACGGACTTTGCAACAACCAACTGACGATTATGCCCTATACCTCTACCATTGATGTGAAAGACGCTTACCTGACCGACAACCTGCCGATGCTGGTGAGCAAAGCGCTTGCCGGTAAGACGCTGCTTGTGAGCTGCGAGTTCGACAGCCTAGGCTTCTACTACTCGGTCTTGACCTACCTGGAACAGGACAAGCACCCGGAATTCGGCACCGAAGCTCATTTCCGTACCCGCTCCTGGATCGACATGGTGCCCGTCGCTCAAGGCTTTCTCCGTTCGGGCGGGGGTGACATCGTTTACGCTCCGAAAGGTCGCGTGGCGCACACTCTGGCTCAACATGCGCTTGAAAACGACGAGGCGAACGCCATCACCGAAGCAGCGCTGCTGCTCCACGAAGACCACCTTGCCCACCTGAAAGCCCATCCGAACATGGACGCCCAAGTTCTGGACGCCATCGAGCGGGGATCCAAGGAAGTTGAGCAGTGGCGTGCTCAGTTGGAAGCCGAATTTGCTGCCGCCGACGCGGAATCCGGATCCAGCGAAAAGCCGGTGCTCCACTGATGGCCGACTACGACGGCACTTGGCCTTCGGCCCGGCTACATATCTACGCGACTAATCTATCGCCCGTGGATAAGCACCGTCTGGGCTACGTGTTCACGTGTCTCCGACGCTATGGGTGCCCCGCGCCTACCCGAATGCTTCACCCTATGGAGCAGCCGAACGAAGGCATCGGATTCGTGTGGGATCAGTTCGGCCGACGCATGTACTTGGGCCAGCGTCGTGGACAGCCTAGTGTCTTGCGTATGTACACCCCCGGTACACCCATGGGTGTTCAGCGCTATTCAGGGCTCCCTCCGCACGACACCATAGACCTGCTCATGCAGGCTCTCAACCATCCAGATCTATTGACAACCGTATGAGCGGAAAGTTCCAATTCAAAGACTGGGATTCTTACATAGACGAGGCTGTCACCATTGGTGAATCTTCCGTGGCTCGTCTACGGATTCGAAGTGCTTTTCGCAGACTTTCACTCATGGGGTGCCCGCCACCTGACCTGATGTTGCGAGGCCCCGGATCGAATGTACTTTTCTGGCGACCTCATCAGGTCGGGACCCACGTCCGTCTTCTGATAGACAGCGATACGATGGCCGTGCTCAAAACGTTCCCGGCCCATTCGATGCCTACTGGGAACACCACGGTGGATCCGTTGCTGGTACTTTTCCCTCTGATCGCCATGACTCTAACTCACACCGACCTCGTTCCAGAACCTGCTCGGTGCGTGTAAATAGTTTGCGCTGCCCTGGGGTTAGCTGTATAATATTGCTTTACACCCTAACCCCAGCTATAAAAGGCGCGCTATGGATATTGGTCGCAGCTCCAAGGAGTTCAGTTCCACGTTTGACCAGCACTATGTGGCTATGGGAACCAGCGATTTGGATTCGTTGATTACCATGATGAAGGACCCGGAGCGCCGCATCGTGCTCTTCACGGCGGTTGACCCGGAGATTCTGATTGCCAGCATCACGATCTGCGCCCTGGATATCACAGTCGACGAATTTACCTCGAACATGGCGCACTACCTCAACGCGGGCCAGGAATACATGAACCTGTCCGGCGATAACCAGCGCCGCATTGGTTTCTACAAGCGCGCGACCATCAACGTCGAAGACGCTGTCAAGAGCTACACCCAAGCGACCGGACACGCGCCTCAGTACATCCTTTATTTCGACCCGGAGCTGGAAGATACAGTCAAGACGGCCACTGGCAAGACTCTGAAAGAAGCGTCAGTCACTCGTCACTAGGAGCGGATATGCCTGTTCTTGAGAATACCAACATTGAAATCCTGCTGACCTCTGATCCCAAGCGCGTGGTGCATCTTCTCCAAGAAGGTAAGAAGCTTCTGGTCCAGACGTGGCGTGGGGCCAGTGATATCATGTCCTACGCGGTCCAGCACCTGTCGGGGATGACTATCGCACAGGCCAAGGAAAAGGGCATCAGCGACCAGGAGCTGTTTAACCTCGTCAGCACGCGCATGCACGCGAACGGCGGCTCCATGTATTTCGGAGACCGGACAATTATGCCGGGTTCCATGATTGACCAGTATGTGGCCCGGAAAGGTCACGAGCCTGATATGTTCATCTTTTTTCTACCGGAAGGTGCGGATAAACTGGCGGCTGCCATAGACCCAGAACTTATCACCAAATATCTGGAGCCGGAAGCCGAGAAGGCTCCCGACCCGTGGGCGAGTGCTACCCACGGCGCACCCGCTACTCCGCAGTAGGAAGACCATGAATCTCAACAATATCGAAGAGCTGATGCAGGTCTTCCGGACACGACTTACCCAGGAAGAGGCGGATGCGCTGCGGGCTAGTCTCGCAATTCTCGTACAGAATTGGCCTCTTGACGCGGCTATGACACGTGATACCCACAAGAGCTCTGCGTTCATTGTTTTGTGGTCAGAGGCTACCGACCTTATTAAGTCTCCGTGGACCCTCCGGATCGGCCGCGATGGCGAATACTACGCGGAGACGTATGACTTGAATGACCCAACCATTGAGCTGGAAGATATAACTACCAAGGACCCCGTGGAAGTTGTGGATTTCTTCCTCCATCACCTTTCTCACCCGGATTTGGTGGTCAAATGACAGCCCGTCCTTTTATGCAAGCGGCATGGGACGCCATTGACCCCCAGAAATCTGAGGCAGCGGAATCTATTTCCACCGAGCTGATGATGGTGCTGGCTCCGCTTCTGGCCTATTGGCCGAAAATGCTTGGCTGCCCTAACATCAGTGTGACCGTATCTGACGCTAACATGCCTCACGGGACCGTTGTTCGTATGGGGTTTATGACGAACCTCAATCGGCCTAAGCGCCCAAAATACGGGGTACTGACGTTCGGCGTTGACTCTGATGCAGAAAGTGTTAGGATACACGAATACGATTGTAGTCTTCACGTGATGGCAGAGCGCCAACTTACTTCCCTTACCGATCTTCTGGACTACCTGACTGTCACTTGGACCCACACGGATATCCCCCATGACTCAGACCCAAATGCCTGACCCGCTTCTGGCGCGGCTCCAAGAAGAAGGCTATACCCATGTGCGTGTTCTGCCGGACGGTACGTATGCTGGTATCGGCCGACTGGCTTTCACAGTTGCCCTGTACACGAAGCTCACTGATATCGGTTGGAGCCGCCGATTTTGCTATGAGAGCCTGACCGATGCTCTAGTAGGGTTGGTTGAACTCAAGTCCTGGGATGACGAGCCGGACCCGGTCTACATTGCTCGCCGACCGGAGTAATGCTTTACACGCCAGCGCAACCCTGTTTATAATAGGCCATTACCTAACTATCGTATAAAAGGATTTTCGGTATGCCTATTTCCAACCTTCGCGAACTCACCATGGGTGCTGACTCGGAATCGGGTCCTGTACTTATCGGTAAGTACCTGACCCAGGACCTGGACAAGGAAGTGGCGTCTCTGGATCTGACGGACCTCATGCCTTCGGGTCCGGGCAACCCACCCCTGATCAACGGTCTGATCTCGTTGCTGAAAATCTCCATGTCTCAGGAGAATCACGACGAGTCACTACGTTCCTGCGCGGAGCGTGTGGGCAATGACTTAGGCATTGACCTTACTGTGCCTGAGCTGCCGGAAGATATGAAAGCACTTAACAAGAAAGTGCGTCAAGCATATCTTGATCTGCGCGGGCGTCATCTGGAGATCCTGAACAAGCACGGCGGCGCGGCTGACCAAGTGATGGACGCCTACAAGGAACTGGATCGGGGTACGATTACCCTCCACCAGTTCTATGCCATTGCCAAGCTCTATGCGAAGCGGGCGTTTACCCATAAATACATGGAAGACCGCCTGAGTACCCGAGACAAGAAAATTCTGCTGGACCCTAACAACCCCGAGCTCCAGACTGTGGTGAAGGAGCTGGCTACTATTCTGCAACTTATGGATGACGCAAAAGTCTCGGACGACAAGAAGACGATGCCTACGTCCGAAGACGCATCCCGCATTGTGGATATGGTACGCACCGTGCTGAAAGGTAAAACCGATGTTCCAAACAACTGACATTCAGGCCCATGGCGTAACGTGGGCTCTTGACTATATCAAGAGCAAACTGCGCCACGACATGGACGCCCTTAGCATGAGCGACCTGCTCGCTGATGATGTTGCTCCGCCTTTTTATCAGGTGCTGGCATTCGTCTACGAAATGCGCCGCAACTGCGATGCCCACCAGCGGGTCTACGGCCCTACGGATTTGACGTTCCACGCTAACTTGCAAGCGCGTAACGCGCTTCAGATGATGCGTGCTGCCCAGATTCGCGTGGTGCGTCCCCAGATTCACCGGGATTTGGATGCACTCCACTCACAACTCGAATCCAACAAGATGCAGATCCTGGAAGGCATGTTTCGCATGCACGAGCTGACTGCGGGCCGGGAGATTATCCATGTCTGACCGCTACTTAACTACCGAGGATCTCCATAAGATCGAGAGTGATACGGAGATCCTCACGCTGCTCGTCAACTTAGCGATAGCCCTGTCGCCCGACTCTGATTTGCGAATGCAAGTCGAGGACTGGCGAACTGATTTGCACGCGCCGCATCGCATTCCGCCAGTTGCCCCGACCGTGGGGTTCATTTGTGTAGCGCTCAAGCAGGCTGTAGGCTTCCTGACGCTTATTCAAGACACAGACCCGAGTTCGGTAGTTTCAGACGAAGGTTCGATCGGTACATATACCGAACGTATGCAGCAGGTTCGCACAATGGCTACTCAGTGCTTACGCCTGCTGAAAGACCGTCACTTTGAAGTCTTGGAGCCAATGCCTATTGAGATTCAGATTGAGCTGGAGAATCTGTATTTGCGTGCAGAGGCTCTTACGGTAGAACCCGGTGTGGTGCGGGACGGATTGTTCTCGCTCACCTTAAAAGCGATGGTGGGAAAATGACAACCGAAACCCCTGTGTGGGACAAAGATGCTGGCTCCTGGTCCGTTCCTGAAGGTTACGCCCATCCTAAATGTCGAGGGTGCGGTCATACCTATTACGGTGTAAAGCCGCGTCCTATGGTAGACGGTCGTGCTCCTGATGGTGGTCAGTGCCATTGGTGCGCAGAGGAGGAAGAATGAGCTGGTGGAAAAAGAAGCCGCTCGTTGCCACTGCCGTAGCTCTGGTGACCGGGCCTCAGGCCACCCGCATTGAGGGTGAACTAGTGGAGGACTCCGCCGAGTACGACCCTGACTACAGTGTGGTCTACTACCGATACTCCGGCAAATGGGCCGCTATGTACAAAGGTGTCCCACTCTACCACTGGTACGGGTCCGGTAAAGTGGAACCGGATAACCGCAACACTGGCTGGACTCACTGCCCGAACGAGCGCGCAGCATGGCGTCTGTGTAACATGCACCGAGAGCAGAAGAACGGAGCCCCCTTGTCCGACGTTCACCGCACCCCTTCCTACGACCGTAAATAAAGGGCGTGGCACGGCTGGCGGTACTACCACGTACCCCCACACCTACCCCACACTAAAGGCCGCGCCTGTACCCGTTTAACCGTGGCGGCGCGGCCCTGTTATATAGCAAGTGCCTTAACCAAAACTATACCGGAGCAAAATTAGATGTTGGATCTGAAGAGTGTTCGCGAAGTAGAGTCTACTGAATCGTTGATCTCAGTCAGCGGCATTGATTTGCTGTGGGTAGTTCGTCACCCAGAAACTCAACAGCTATATCTGGCGTATCAGAGTGATCTCACCTCTGACCTCACCGAGGAGTGGGTTGTTTATCTGCCGATCACTTGTGAGGACCTCACTGATCTTAAGAACAAGACCCGAACGCTGTACGAGCTTATGAAGCAGCCGCTGGCCCGGTTTCACGTCAAATTCTATGACGAAGGTCCAGAATTTCTAATGGTTGATTATCTGGACTCAGTAGACGATTTGCCGATTGGCAATCGCCCTACCCAAGACAGCTATCTGCTCGATCCACTCTAATGGAGCCCGGTTGAGGATCCCATGTCTCAACCTCGTAACAAGCCAATGAAGTCCTTTAGCATGAAGCTGACTGAGGACCATATCAAGTTTTTACTCGATTATGGTGCCGGGAATTTAGCGAATGCTGTGAGAAAGCTGATTGATGAGAAGATCAGCACTAAGGGACGCACCTTTGTGGAACTTACCCATGTCGACCCCTTCAATCGCACGATTGTTCACCGCCTCTCCGACACTGATAACTCAGGGGACGGACCTGAAGGCACAGACCCCCTATGTATCGCCGACAAGCCCTCCGATTCAGAAAAGATCTGAACCTGAGGAGCGAGCACCACTCACCAACCTTAAGGCATATTTGGGCGGAGTTGTTTTATGGAATCCTAAAACAGGTGAGCTTTACGTACAGAACAAGCCCGTTGGCATTTACACGGAAGCTCAGCGTGACTTTGTCATTCGAACCGTTGCCCAGCAACTGACAGAGCGTGCCAAGCAGCAACGCCGCGAACAGAAAGCCAAGTCCCGGTACAACTACTAGAACTTCTGGTCGTTCAAAAGCCCCGGTCTCCGTTTGGAGCCGGGGCTTTTTCATGGATTACAGCTTGCCACCCAGAGGAGTGTCGCTGTTAACTTGGTGAACGATGTCATCGATGTAAGACTTGGTAGCGCCGCCGTCATTGACGCCAGTGCCTTCCCACAGCTTGTACAGTTCGCGCCAGTAGTCAACCGAATCGCCTGCGCCCTTGCCTGCTTCGTTACCCTTGACAGCGGCAACGACAGCCTTGTGGTGCTCTTGCGAGACCGGCACTTGAACTAGAGACACGACGTTTTCGTTAGCTACAACCACATGCTCGCCAGTCGAGGCAGAAACCACCTTGAACTTTTCAGGCTTGGTGTGGGTCACGAAGCCGTGGTCCATGTCGCCGTACTTGTTAACGAACGAGGCAAACTCGCCTGGAACAGCGCGAGCCATAACCACACGGCTGAGGCGCGGCACCGACATCACGTCTTTGTTGACGCGGGCTTCCAGCATCTCTGCCAGATTTTCCGTGCCATTGCGGGCCAGGAATTTGTTGCCCAGACCGTCATCCTTGATTTCCCACAGGGTGCGGTCACGTGTATCCATCATGATGTTGCCGTGGCTTCCCATAACCTTGAAGCTGGCACGGATTTCGCTTTCGTCCCACGGCTGAACCGTAGGCTGGTAGCGGATGAAGCCCACCGCCGAATTGTCCGTCAGTTGACGGAAGCTGTATTCGACCGGCGAAGCCATGTTGTCTAGAGAGGCGGTCAGCACTTCTGCTACGTCGTTGCCCGTCGGATTACCCGTCCAAGCGATAACGACCTTAGCCAGAGTGGGGCTAACCATGCGATGATCTGTAATGTTAACGGAGCAGATCTTGTCACGCGAAGTAAAGATACTCATTATTAGTCCTTTGACTTGTGAACCTCACGGCCTATGTCGAGATCATTCAAGACTATAGGCTCTGGGTAGGCACGTATGGAGGTCTGTAATTGGGCCAAGACCTAAATTAAACTGTTTCCCAGTCGACATACTTGAAGACGACCGTCAATTGAACTAGGCCAGATTGACCGCCGTCCAGTGCAACTTCTTGCATTTCGGTCGGCCACACGTAGTTCAGCTGAGTTACGTTAACCGGCTGCGGAATATCGTTGTACGTCACAAGTTGAACGCCACCGACAGCATAGGTAGCGAAGAAGCTACCGCTGTTAGTGCGCCAGTCGCGAGCGATTGCGATCCAACGACGGAACTTCTCGCGAGTTCCCCAGTCATACGTTTCCAAGAACGTAACGTTCATGGTCTGGGTAAACATGCGGCGACCCGCGTAGGGAATTACCACGCCGTGAAGCGGTGCTTCAACGACTTCTAGTTGAGTGCCCGGTAGGTCCGTGGTCATGCAGCGGAACGTGAGGTCACGTGACGAAGCTGATCCCGGAATATACGGGAAGAACAGGTCGAAGTTCCATGTTTGGGCAACGTCGCCCAGCGACAGAACATCTTGTAAGCTAGTGCGGGCCATTGCCGACTCCTTATGTTGATGTCACGCCAATATCGGTATTGCGCGTAGGCTTAGTCCACTTAGTATCGTCCGTTGACTTAGTCAGCTTCGTTTCCTGAGTAGGCACAGTTTCTTCGGAAGTATCCGTTTGGCGTGTCGGTGCAATTTCTTGTTTCGGGAGACTGGCCAGAATACGGTCTACGAATTCGTAAGCCATAATTACACCCCGATGTAGACGCCCGTACCTAGAACCGGATCGTTAACGAATTGACCGATCTTAGGATCGACCGCCGTTAGAACCATCGTATTGTCCAGAACTTCCCCCGTCTGCTTGTTAACCGCCCTGAAGCCCAGCTTGAAAATGCCTGACAGCAGTGGAACATTCGGGTAGACGATTTCTTGGACCACGTTTACTTTGCCTGTGTTGGGTTCGTTATCTTCGCGGGGTAGAGGATACAGGATGTATTGTTCATCCAGATACTGTAGATTAACCGAAGGTACGGAGAACGTTTCCCCCACGATAGTCGTAGCCAGAAGCGTGACATCGTAGAGATCCGTAATGGGGCGTTCGATATCCTTCATGTATGCCGTAATAACGAATACCCAGTCACGACCTTGATCGTCAGTTTCATTGGTAGTCAGTTCCCAGCCTGTTTCCGGAATATCGTCGTTGTTAAAACGATACCGAATTGCAATACCCAGCGACAGAGTGCCATCTTCAACAAGGTAGAAGCCGCCGTTAGGAAGCCCCGTACCTGCGATGAGTGTAGTACCGTCGTCTTTGAGAGCGATTTCGTCCAGATCAGCATTAACTTGACGCGTAATAGCCATTTCTTAACTCCTTTGCATGTGAGGGGGCCGGAGCCCCCTCCAGATATTAACCGATGCCCAGAGCAGCCAGCGTTTCGGTGAACGACACACCCTGCTTGCTAATCACCAGATCGATGATCAGTTGGTGCACAGGAATGATCGGCACGATAATAACGGTAGCGCGCAGAACACCAGAGTTAACGTCAGCAGCAGAGTTGTTGCTGTTATCGCTGATAACCGAATAGCTGAATAGTGCGCGAGCATTCTTCAGGGTTTCCAGATAGTCAGAGAACGAGCCCACTAGCTGACGGCGCGTGAAGTCATCGTTAGGCTCTTGGAGCACATACAGGCCGAATTGGTACAGCGAGACCTTGATAACGTTCACGATACGACGCACGGACAACCACGATAGAGCGCTTGCCTTGGCCTGTAGAGTTTGTTGCTCCCACAGGGCAATACCCTGACCCACGAAGTTGCGGGTATAGTTAACTTGTGCGTTGAATAGCTCGTCCGACTGACCTGGGTCGTAGTTGTAGCGTAGACGCAATACGTTAACCAGACCACGATTCAGACCAGCAATCGAGTACGACGGGTTAGCGACACGGTCTGTACGGGCACACAAGGCAGCCGCCCATCCAGAGAACGGAACATACTGCTGTTTGCCGTTGATCGTATCGTTTTCCAGCACATCCGGGCAGAACAGAGCAGCGTAGGAGCTGTTCAGGTTCAGGCTCAGATTGCGGTAGTTGATTGCCGCCTGGAATGTTTGTTGGTTGGAAGGTACATCGAGCAACGCCACCGAGTCGCCTCGGGTACGGGCCAATGACTCCATAGCCATTTGAACACCAGGATCCGCGTGACCGCCGTTGATCAGCAGGTTGACAGCATACAATTCACGGTTTTGGAACCGAGCCCATGCCCCTGCTACATCGAAGGACGTCGGGGCCGCACCGGAATCGCCGCCACCCATGTTCACGTAAGCTGCGTTCGTGACCCGTGGCAGTGTACCGACAATATTCGGAACGTTAGATGTGACATACACATACTGCGAGAACGGGTTGATTCGTTCCATCAATTCGGTTGCAACGCCATCACCGTCGACCCCGGGCTCTAGAGTGCAGGTGAACGATTCGACCGGCTGTGACGTAGAAACGTCAGTGTCGAATACTTGCACAACAAAGTCAATATTAGTGGGTTCGGTAGTGACCGGCTGAAGCGTAGTGTTCGGCGCAATCGCCCCTGTATCTACGAATTGGTACGTGCCTTGACCAATGTCTGCGATTCCGCCGTAAGTAGCACCCGTCACACGACCATAAACTCGATATCCGATGGCATTAGGAACGGGATCCCAGCTAATCGTAATCGAGTTGGTGACACCGCCGCCTGCAATGATAGAGACCACCTGAGCGCTGGCCAGAGTAGGGCCTTCTGGAGTAAGCGCAGCCACCTGATAGGTGTATGTGCCTGCTGGAATAGATCCACCAGTAGTCGCAGAAGCAACCGCTACGTTAGTCGGGGGCAGGATGTTGTTGCTGCTGATACCGACTGCGATGTTGGAAGCATACGAACCTGGGCCACGACGCGGATAGAACAGTGCAATGGGCGTGTCTGTCGGATTCGGCTTGATTACGTTCCAGTCGGGGAATGTCGGATCTGTGACATCACCTGCGGCTACCGCCGCCATTTCTGTCAGATCTCCAGTCGCATTCTGATACATTAGCGTACCCGCATACGAGTAGCCAGAACCCAGGACACGCAGAGCCCACAGACGATTACCTTCCGAGAAGTAATCTAGGCCGCAGTACACGTCAAACGAGATTTGGGCGTTAGGGTTGCCGTACTCAGCCAGATAATCTTGACCATTGGTCCAAAGTTTAGGCTCCGGAGAACCTTGATTGCTAACAATCACTTGGGCACCAACGGAAGCTGAAGCACCAGTCACGATCTGCGAGAGG